GTGGTTCCTGCATATGTCTTGTCACCAAATAACACTGTACCTTGACCTGGTTGTGTGATTACTGGATTAATGCCATTCTTGTACAGCAAGTCTCTCTGAGCTTTGTTTGGATTAACATTTAGCTTGACAACATTCTTAACATTGCCTCTGCTGTAACCAGCAGGTGAGAACCATGGATCACGAAGATCATCTGTTCTAGCACACAAGCCAGCGATGTCACCATTCAAAGGAACCCAACGATATACATCAGAGTACTTATCATACTGGTATTTATATCCGCTATCAACGACTGCAAAAGTACTTGCAGTTAGACTAGCAGCCCATGTAACTATGGCTGATGCCGTGTTGCTAGTGTATTCTGGCGATATAAATGCAACACAATCTCTACGAACTTCAGCAACATTATCGATGATGTAGTTTGCTAGAACGTGCGTTCTTGCTCTACCTTGTAATATGAACGATATATCCACATCTGCCGCATCTTTGTATAGATCATATGCTAAAGCTAGTTTACCGATAGCAATAGAAGCCTCGTCATCACCATCAGTACCATTTTCTAAATCAGACGCTGAAACAGCGCCAGTCAATGCGTTTGAGCCAGCATCAGTCAACGAGATCCAGTTAGAAGATGTGTAGAGAACCTCAGATAAGAAGTTTGAAGTTCCATCTATCTTCTTGGCGCCTGATGTTAATGACACATTCTCAAATCTTTCTAAGATAGTATTTGCAGTGCCAGTAATTTTACCATCAGAATCTTTAACAACAACATGAACATTTCCTGTGGCTGGAGCAGAGTCAAAGATATCTGCATCACCCCATTCTTTAGTGTATTCTCCACTAACTATGTTGGCGATACCTGTGTATCTTTCAACAAAAGTAGCCTGAGCAGTTACTGCGGCAGCTTTAGATGTTAAAATATTAGTACCACCAGTAGCATTGAGTGCAGTAATTTGTGCGTTATTTTGATTAGTTTCTGAGTATGCAATCGCTTTAGTGTATGTGTCTGCTAATTTGTACATATTAGTAGCACTTACAGTCTCTATACCAACTTGAGTTAGTTTGTATCCTTCACCACTAGCTGGCGCAGTTAGATCGATTGCGTCAACACCGATTGCGGGAGCTTCATTGTATAGCTTTATAGATCCTGAGGTTACTACTTGCACATGGTATTTTGTACCATCAACAAGACCAGTGATAGCGTTTTGGCTATTTTGGTTATAAACTACACGATCACCAGTTGTATAACCGTGATCAGTTATTGTGATTACTTCTGTATTATCATCGATGTCATCAAAATCAAAACTTTTTTCGGCAACAGTTACTGGGATTGCGAAGTAGGTTTTCTCAGTAAGTCCAACTAGATCATCATAATTAGGAGAAGTATAAGCTATTGGGGTACCTTTAGCGATTGTAACACTTGAGCCCAACTGAATAATACTCGTACCTAATGTATCTGTAGCATCGTGTATATATACACCACCGTCAGTGTCAACAGTATGATCGTATGAAGTTGGAGCGGCATCAGATTCGAATGTATATGCAGCGCCTGAACCACCACCAGTGGGTGTTGCATCGGCAGCTAGTGTGAAACTTTGCCCAGCGACTGTGATAACATCACCTTTTTTAAGTGTGCCTGCAGATGCTAGATCACTAAATCCAGAGAAATTACCAACGGATTGTGATACTGCGCCTGTGTTAATATTTACAACAGAGGTGCCAATTCTTGCGGGAGCAAATTTTGTGCTATCACAATGTGATACTTGAATAGAGTTTCCTAATTCGCCATAATACTTAGCTTTAAATCCATCTGCGTTACCAATACCTGCGATAACAGCACTATCACTTACTGCACGAGTTACAAAAAGTGCATCGCTGTATGATAGAAAGTTGGCTGCTGTTAAGAATGTCTCGTGATTTGTCCACAAGTTTTCTGGTGCATAAGATGCGGTATAGCGAGTTGATGGCTCACCAAATCTTTGTACTAATTCTTGCTCTGAAGTGACTAAGATTCTTTCGTTAATTGGACCCCAACGGAATACACCTGCGATTGCGCCTTCGGTTGTGCCAACCGCAGGAACACCACTCGTTAGGTCTATTTCGCTGACGTTAATGCCTGGACTTGTTTGAAAGGCCATTGTTGATTTCTCCTTGTTTATTTTGTAGGTTACAAACTGCTATTATTTTCTATATTTATAATAAATAGAACTTAGCTAATTAAGCCAGCTATTATCATCGTCTCCAACATAAATTGGCGTATCAATACTAGTGTGATTGTCATAGTCATTGAATCCTATGGGCATCATACTTTCAGCCAGCTCCTCTTCATTTCTTTGTCTGAGTGCATTGACCGTGTTTATGTTAGTGATCTCCTTGAAGAACATTTGATCTGTCATCCAAGCAAATAGCACTAATCCCATAACCAAATCGTCGTGACATCCAGATTCTGCTTCATAAGAATTAGCTTTTCTAGAAAATGTAGATAGTTCGTTTATTGTGTCAAAGTCATTCAATATCAATTGATCTTGTTCAACTAACATCTTGAGCATATTGCATCCGACTGCTTTGACTGCCTTTGTTGTTCGAATACCTTTATCTGCTTTCTTTGAGAATCCAGTAGATATTCTTTTACCTGATCTACCTGCGGACTCTGTGAACATGAGTGTCTCTACCTCAAATTCGTAATGCAATACTTCTGAGACTTGCTCACCTATATCATTGACTTCCACTAATGTGTAAGCCTCATTATAACTCTTTATACTTCTATATATGATTTCAGCGTAGTCGATAGGCGTTATCATATTATCTTTAAATACACAAACCTGCCTATATGGCATCTCAGTGACATCGATAATCTGAAAAGCTGAGTAGTCTAATCCTTTGCCTCTGGCGACATCTACGATACAGCAGTATGTGTGATCTTTCACCGGTCTTTCATACACTTTCATATGCTGTGTTTGAGCAAGAGGATTTCTAGCTACTAAGCTCTTTAGCTTTCCTCCCTCGATAAGTGTACCTGATGATCCTAGAAATCCACACTCAAATTCTTGTGAGAACTTCTGTGTATCGCCTTCCATTGCGGCAAGTGTCTCTTTCTTCCACGCTTCGTCACGACCAGGCACTTTTTGCCAAGGCACTTCAACATACTCAAAGCCATTAGTATCTTCTTTCGCACCTATGCAAGTCTTATAGAAGTGATTCAGTCCGTTTGGTGTAGATGTGTACAACATCTTTGTAGTTTTACCAGATGATATTGTTGGGAATACTGAAGCAAAGAACTCGTCCCAGTTCTCAACAAAAGCTGTTTCATCTATGTATAGGAATGATATAGATTTACCACGAATGGCACTTGATGACGTTGAGCCAGCTATAATCTTACAACCATTTTCAAACTCAACAGAACCTTTGTTCCATTCGATCACGCCCTGTTGTAACCACTTAGGCAATGCTTCATATGCTATCTTGATTCGATCTAGAATCTCACGAGCAGCATCGCCTTTGTTGGCGAGTAGAGCACAAGTCTTGTGGTCGTTGAATAATACGTAGTGTAATATAACTGCAACCGCAGTTGTAGTCTTACCTGCTTGTCGTGAGGTTACTACAGCCACTCTTCGATTATTGGTTATCTTTTCGACAATCTCTTTCTGATAATCGTACATCTTGATTGGAATAAGACCGTGGTCAACGTGTACAATTTGAATGTATTTCTCTGAGAAGTATACTGGATCTTGAGCGCATTTAATGAACTCTCCAACCATATCCTGAGTAAACTCAATAGGAGTACCCTTTCTCTTTAGGTTGGCGTTACCGTTATAGCCTCGTTCTAGCAACTTAGACATCTTTAGTTTTCATGTCCTTTATCAGTTGCTGTAGCTCGTTCGTAGAGCCTACGAATAGATTATTATTCGTCGTTAAGCCTTTAGGTACTTCTCCATCACCAATCTCAGATTCAGCTTTGATTTTATCTGTAGACATCTTAACGAGGTCTTTGTTTGCGTCAACAAGCGTCTTCATGATTGTTGAAACAACCTCATATGCTCTTGGGTGCTCGGATGCCTTTGCCAC